GGAAGCTCATGTTGACCAAGCGAGCACCACGTGCACCGTCTAACACCATTACACTACTGGTTGTCAGTGTGGCGTTGCCGCTTTGTTGTAACCCTATGCTGTCAATTAATATGTCTCTTGTTGTAGTTGCGCCAGCACCATTGAATCCACTGTCTGTGGTTTTTAACACCGGAGCACTGACGTTAGATGTAACCAATATGGTATTTTGTCTACCATCTCCACGTAGTGTGGCATAAGGGGGTACTAGGATTGGACTTGATACTAGGTATGTGCCTGCTGGGAAATTTAAGGTACGTCGTACTTTGGTGGACGAGTCGTTATATGATGCACTGTATAGTTGTTGGATAGCACGATTAATTGCAGTAGTATCGTCGGTGACACCGTCACCAGCGGCGCCAAAATCTCTGACACTGACTTGATCGTCTAGTTTACTTTGGAATGTTCTAGTAACCGGGTGACTGCTGTCTACACCAGTAACAACCGAATAGCCGGCACTGGCTCCTTGGTATGTGTATAAGCCTAAGAGTGATAAAATATTACTGTGCGAAGTAAGTATTTCGGTTACACCTGTTTCTGGAGCACCTTCACTAGTTAGTCCATTGCCGATGAATAATTTACGGGTATCTAAGCTCCAGCCCATTTCTGCGCTGGCAAGTTGTGGTAAATCTTGTTGTAAACCACGTCGTATTTGTATACGAGATATTTGGACGATTGCCATGTTCTAAAACCTTGCTATATCTTATATTTAGCTTGTCAGGTAATAGAGCTCGACTCGTTTCATCCATTCGTTGTGCCAGTATGCAAACTCGTCTCCTTCGATGACAAATTCAAGGTATTCTGGCGTGGAATATGACTGATCTTCTAATAATTTAGGCTGAACAGCCATCATAATTACACCTTTGTTTATGTCGGTACCGTGTGTGTCATTATGTGCCGCAGCATACGCAGCCAGCTGTACAAAATAGTCGCCAATGTGTTCACGCTTCTTTACTTTGTTGCTCTGCTTGAAGTCAATGATTGCAGGTGTGCCTTGATGTACACCAATACAGTCTGTGGTACCTGCGTATAGTCCCGAGTAGTAAACCGGCACTTCACTGCCCCAAAACTCGTCCATACGGTTTAGTCCCTTCATAATGACTTCTGCGGCCATGAACCAGCTGGGGTGGGCGTAGGGATTTGTGGGCAGGGGCTTGAGATCGTCCATCATGATATAAGTCTCAAGATAACTGTGCATCCTGGTGCCACGGTTAGCGGCTTCGGTAGTGATCTGTTGTGCTTTTTGTTCGCCAATGGCCCGGCGCCAATTGGCCAGAGCTTGTCGGCTTTCTTCTGATTTTGTTTTATCTAGAATTGTAGTAACGCTGGGCACTTTACTGCCGTCGGGCAAGCAGTAGTGGCGTTTACCGTCTATGGTTTCTCTGTTAATGGGTGCGTAATTGAATTTAGGTTTAATCATTGTCTTATTGTTTCTGTGTAATTTTTATATATGTTGATATTAGTTTTTGCTATGCTGTATAATTCTTCTATTGCTGTTGCGTTGTTCTGTAGTGGCTTTAGGCTATTGATGATTTTGTGTATTCTCTCTGTAGGTGTTGTCGCTTGGTCATAACTTTCATCTAGTACACTACCAAATGTGTTGAATCCCATATTGCGTAAATTATTTAATGCGCCGGTACCGGCCAATAAAACAAATGGTTTCCCTGTAGCCAAGCAACGTGCAGTTTTTTCAGTTACCCAAAAACTGCTCATTGCATCAGTTTCACTTATGATTTCAATTTGATAGCGATTCCATATGTCGGGATAGGCTGCACACGAGGGTTGCCAATCAACATTGCCGTTTTGATGTCTACACACCAAGTCTTGTGCAAATTGTTTTTGCTCTAGCCAAGCAAGTTCGCGAGCATACAGGTCAGCGGCAGGATAAAGTAAACGCACAGCCTCGGGGTGCTTGGGTTGAATTATTGTGTAATTGTCGTTGGGGAATACCCGATCTAGTTCGTATGCTAGTCTGAGACGTGTGGGATTAAAACGCCCCAGCGCCGTGCCCACAAAACAGGCCTTGCTGAGATCTTGTACAAATTCAGGAATATATTGACCTGTACTGCAAAAAATTCCCGGTACCAGTTTTTTATAGCCAAAGGGATATATGTAGTCATCGTGTGTTTCCCATGTGATTGTGTCTGTGGCGATAGCAAACACCGCGGCAATGTATTTTACAAACTCAACAAAGCCACTGAATCTAATATTCTCCCCATCGTGTACATATATACGAACAGGTTGTCCTCGATAGTGCGTGGTAAAAATATCCAACAACAATTCCTTGTTGGTTACAGAAAAGTCCTTATGCACAAAATACTGTGCTTGGATATAGAACTCTTGATCAGTTACTGTTATGGCTTGTGACATACTGTGTTAAATCTAAGCGGTTTAGTCTATCCCATTGCTCGTATGTGTATTCACAAAATCGTTTTTTATTTTGTTGGCAACGATAAAAATATCTTTGATATTCTGTAAACGGTTTTTGTATTTTGGCAATGGTCTTGGTTGCTACTTCGGCATACATCTCTGCCTGTTGGCCCACATACCTTTGAGTTTCGTCAATTTGAGAATAGTCAAACAAGTCTTCAAAAATATCAAATCCTGAATCTTTTAAGTACTGTCTTAATGGTGCTTGCCCCACGACCAAAAAAGGCCTTAGGCCTATTATGGGTTTCCATGTTTTTTCACTGATAAAAAAGTCTTGTGGATTTGCATTATCAAAATCAGTTTCGGTTACAAAACACAAGGCACTACGATTCCATACCGATAAGTCACCTACACTAAAAATATCGTTGCGTATCTTGTAGATATCACTGTTGCCGTATTCGTCATTTATGCCCTGCGATTCGTTAAATGATTCGTCAATGACAATTGCATTGTTGCCGCCAAGAGTTAGGTGTCCTTGGTCACGTAGTCCGTTACGGATCAAAGCATCAACAAATGCCACTCGATGCGGGTGCGGTTTTCTATTGTAACAAACAAAGTGCTTTGCATCAGGCGCTAACTTTAAATCGTCGTCTTGGTAGTGCTGAAAATACAAATCACATACCATGGCCCAGAAGTCTAATCTAAAATGATCAGTGCTACCAATTACGATATAGGGTCGACCCGATTGTTGAACCTGTGAAAAAATTTCCTGTACCGCAGGATCGGCAAAGTTGTGGCATATAATAAAATCGGGATCAGCATCATTAATTGACTGCGCAACGTCGGTATTTTGTAGCCAAGTGGGATTTATGATCATGACACGATCAACATCCAGTTGAGCCTGTGCTTTTGACTCTAATATTGATCTAATTAGATATTCGACACGACCAGCTCGCCATGCGTAGGGAAAGCCATTTGTACTTTTGATTATTTGCATTAAACTCGAAAACTTTCTCCGCAACCACAACGGTCACGCTCATTGGGATTTGTAAATTCAAAACCCTCGTTAAGGCCTTGACGCACATAGTCTACTTGTGTGCCATTCAAGTACACATCGTCTTTTTGATTCACCAACACAACAAAGCCAGGTTGTGCATAATTTATTGTATAAGGCTCTGCTGTATATTCTTTAACGTATTCTAACACATAGGCCAAGCCCGAGCATCCGGTGGTTTTTACACCAAGGCGGATACCAGCATAACCTTTGGCTGTGACTAGTTTTTGTATTTTAGATCTTGCCGCATCAGTTAGCGTGATCATGCTTCTTTCGGTAGTCGGCTACCGCGGCTTTGATGGCGTCTTCGGCAAGGATGCTGCAGTGGATTTTGACTGGGGGGAGAGCAAGCTCTTCAGCAATTTGGCTATTTCGTATGGATCCTGCTTCCTCAAGAGTTCGACCTTTGACCCATTCTGTAACGAGACTTGAGCTCGCGATGGCTGACCCGCAGCCGTACGTTTTAAATCTGGCATCTGTTATTACTCCATTTTCCACTTTGATCTGGAGTTTCATTACATCGCCACAAGCAGGTGCTCCCACCATGCCGGTACCAATGGTATCGTCGATTTCGAACTTGCCCACATTGCGTGGATTCTCGTAGTGATCAATTACGCGGTCGCTATAGGCCATTAGCGTATGTCCTCGGTGTGTTTGTGTTTGATACTCTTTTTAAGTATCTTGACCCAGACCTTTTTCTCTTTGACAGCATCGTGTGCAAAGATGGCCTTGTACATTTTTTTTCTTAGTTTACGTAGTTTCATTGTGAGCAGGTTCTTGTTACAGTGACTGTACCATCGGGATTACGAATTTCGGTCCAGGGACTGCAATTTTGTTGTTGTATAACTTGTGGTTGTTGAATAATTACGGGCGGTTGTTGTGTTACAACAACTGGTGGACGAGGTTGTGCAATTTCATAACCAATTACTCCGCCAATGACTACTGGTGCTACCCAGCCCCAACCGCCACCACGTCGTTCCCAATGTCCATGATGATGTTGTGCCATGGCATTAGCACTGACTAAAATTAACAATCCAAAAATGAGTTTTTTCATAGTTACTCTCCTGTTTAGGTAGTATACTATATTTAACGTCAAACGTCAACCTTGCGTTGACTGTTTTGGTTAAGCGCCGGCTGCTCTGCTGGCCATACCACTCACAATGCTGGCCGATTTAGCTGGATCCACTGATGCGCCATCGGCACCAGTCTCGCCCGCAATGGGCTCTGGTGGCTTGATAAACACATACTCAATACCGTTGTTGTCGGATTCAATATTCTTAATAATGTTTTTGGCAGCGTCGTTATTGGCTTTGGCTTTTTCCAACGCTGTCTTGTCGAATGCCTCACCACCGGGTTCGTTGTTGACCAAATTGATTAGGGCCGCTACTGTGATTTTTGGCATTTTAGCGCCACTGAATTGTATGCGTCTTAGCACACCAAGTAATGCGGCATCCGCTTCGTGGTCAGCATCGTCTTCCACATAGGCCGACAAGTCTTCGCCGTCGATGCCGGCTTCAAAAAGAGCAAACTCTTTGTAACGCATTAACGACGCTCTCTGCCCAATTCTTCTGCACCGCCAGCGGCAGCATCAACTGCACCAAATGCATCAGCTTCAGGAGCCGGAGCCATTTCAGCACCAGGAGCCGGAGCAGGTGCACCGCCCATGTCGCCACCCATGCCCATGTTCATGTCAGGAGCAGCTTCGCCAGTTAATGCTCGAGCTGCATTGTCGGCTTGTCCACGACCATCGCTTAGTTGTTGCCACAACTGTTGCAACAATGGAGTCACTGTGCCTTTGAATGCTTCGGCTTGTTGTTCGCCGATTTGGTCACGAATTGTATCTAACAGCGCAGGCAATTGCTCGTTCTGCATTTTACCAATCTTTTCCAACATATCTTGAATTGAATCAACCATGTCCTTGGCTGCAAGAGTTGCTTCGGCTTTGGCCATTTCGCTCTCAACAACCAACTGTTGTTGATTTTGAACCATCCAACGATTCAATGCTTCACGCACCATGAACATTTCCATGTATTGTGGATTCTGTTCAGCAACATGAATACCATGTGTGCGCTTTACTCGTGTTAATGTCTCGTTAAGACCTTGCACAACACTATACGCTTTTTTAAACGTCATGTTGTCATAATCAATTTTAAATCCAAAGCGGCTTTCGACTACTTTGTTAATTTTGTTAGCTCTAGGCTGGTTTGTCATTTCTGATAATCGCATGGTGGTTATTCCCAATATTTTATATATTTAGCACTTGTTAAAGATTTCTGTAATTGATCATTTGCAGTTCTTAGGTGCAAACGTGCATCAAACAGTCTGGCTTCCCAGATGGCTGCCGAGTCAGATCGCTTGTTACGTATAGCTCTATTTACACTAGATTGATAATGTACTATGTCGTTCTTTAGGCGTAGAACCTCACTGTCCCATCTCTTAATGGTTTCGGACAGTTTGAAGTAGCCCTTTTGCTCTAGCAAGCAGTAGAAGATGGCGCTGAGCTTTTGATCAAATACATGTAATCGCTCGTGATAAGCATCTTGTAAGTGCCAGTATCCACCGTTGGACAACACCCTGCGATAGCCAATGGCGTAGCCGGTCTTGCCCAAGGGCCAAATATAAGGAGTGTGTTCGTTTATGGAGATTCGTTGAACTTGCTGTTCAGTCCATTCGCTCAGTGCTCTTGCTGTTACTTCTACAGCATATCGAGCTTTAGCTATGGATTCTTTTTTTGTAAGTGATGCGGCCATTTTCGCTGATTCTGTAAAGCACGTCTTTGTTGACTAATTGATTTGCCATTAGTTGCTGACGCTCGTCTAGGTCAGACTTGCGTAGTTCTTTGCGGTCGTTGAGCATGTCCAATACTTCAGCTTCTTCGTTGGTAATGGGTAATTTGATGTTGTTGATTAATTCTACGATTCGCATACTGTTATTTAGTAGCGAGGTGTACACCCAAAGTTATTAGGCCAGTGATGAGCACACCAATTATGGTGGTTCCGATTGCGATCAATGTTTTGTACTGTCCCGAGTCGTTAGCAGTCAGCGTGGTTTTAATGTCAACAAGATGTGTCTCAACCTTGTCCATACGGTCTTCAAGACTTATGAGTTTTGCTTCCAAACTATTATACCTTTCAGCACACAGCT